GAAATGTTCTCGCCGCCCTTCAGGACCGTCTCTTCCATCGCGGCGTCGCGCAGCGAATCCGGGAACTGAGTCCGGGTCAGGCCCGGAATGGCGCGGTTCGGCATCCCAGTCGGCACCGGCCCGATCACCGAGCGACGGATGTCGCGGACCTTGGCCACGGTCGGCGCGGCGCGGACGACCAGCATCCTGTGGAGTTTGTCATCGGGGACCGCGCGGTTCATGCCGGAACCACCTCGCGCGGGGCGGGCAGGTTTTCGACCAGTTCGATCAGGTCGAGAAGCGCGCGGGGCTTGCGGATGCGGTAGCGGATGATTGCCAGATGTCGGCGATTGGGCAGCAAGGATGCCCATATGAAGCAATCCCCATGCGTTTCAGCCCGCGACGCTTCCACTGTGAGGACACCTACAAGTCCGGAACGAATCTCGACCTGACAGACGGTGCCGATCGCTACCGGAACCCTCGTGCCGTCATGCCTGATCCACGGCCCCCATTCGTCAGCCATCCCCGCCTCCCATCAGCACGTCGTTCAGGTCAAATCCGTTTGGTGCGGCGGCGATCTGGCCCTTCAGGCCGGGGCGCAGCGCCATCGCCCGGCGCAGGCCGGCTTCCAGCTTGGCGCGGGTGTCGCGCGGGTCGCTGTCGCCATCCATCACGAAGATCAGCCGCTGGACATGAGGAGGCGGCACGAAGGCTTCGTCGTCGTCCATGTCCGGCAGGCCTGCGTATTTCAGTCCTTTGCCGGTCTGCCGCCGCCCGGCCATGTTGCCCAGGTCGACCAGGCACCAGAACGCCGCCTCGGGATAGACCCCCGCCATCATCGCCGACCAGGTCGTCTCCATCCCTTCGGCGCAGACCATCGTCCCGGCCCGCAGGCCCCCTGTCAGTCGGATCGCCCCGCCCTTCTTCGACCCGAGGCCCTTTTTCACGTCCAGCGCCTCGCCGGTCTGGGGATGCAGGATCAGGGCCTTGCCCTTGGGCCGCGACAGGTCCAGCCATGTGCGGTGCAGGGCAGAAAACCGGCCATCCATGCCCTGGATCGCCGCCAGCATCGCCGGTCCGCGATGCACCACGCGCCATTCGCCATCGATGTGATGGGCATAGGGCAGGTCCGGGTGGAACCGGATCGCGCGCGGAAACCCGCCAAGCGCGCTGATGTCGATCGACCGGCGGGCCAGATAGGCCTCGACCTCGGTGCCCGACGGGTCTCGGCCCTGCTCCCAGATCACGCGGGCCTGGCGGATGACATCCTGCCGGTATTTCTCGGCCGCGCGACGGGCCGCCGCGGCACCCGCTCTTGCTTTCTGGATCCGCGCCTCGCGCTCGGCCGGGGTGATGCCCTCGACCTCGCCGCACAGCCATGTCAGCGCCGCCTTGAAGTCGAGGCCGCGATCCCACATCACCAGTTTCAGCCCGTCGCCCCTGGCGCCGCAGATCCGGCACTGGAACAATCCCTTGCGCAGGTTGACCCCGAAACGGTCCGTGCCGCCGCATTGCGGGCAGGGGCCGACCAGCTCATGCCCCATGCGCTTCAGCCCGGCGATGCCCAGCAGGTGCACGATCTCCTCGATCGGTCTGGCCTTGGCCTCGGCAAGGCGGGGATCGTCGGCCTGCATCAGACGGCCTCCATCCTGGACCGCGCCATGCGGATCGCGTCGCGGGCCAGCGCCCGGTCGAGGTCGAGGCAGGCGTGAACCCAGGCCAGCGCACCCTCGCCCCGCTTTCGCCGATGCGGCGCGGCGGCAAGAATGCCCATCGCGGCATCGCGCAGGGCCTCGATCCGCTTCGACGCGCTGGCCAGCGGCAGGGCGCGGCCGACCAGATACAGGGCAAGCTCGCGATCGGGATCGTCGATCCGGCTGACCGCGACGCAGATCAGGCTGGCAATCAGCACCTGGTCGGCATCCTCGCGCCGCAGCCGGTCGTAGTGCCCCGCCCCGTCAGCCATGAACGTCCACCCGGCCCGCATCGACGGGAACGAAGACCATCGCCCGGGTGACCGCATCGCGCAGGGTCCGGCCTGCAACGGCGACCTCGGCCAGCCTGCCGTGGCTGGATCGCAGGTCCTCGCAGAATCGAGTGCAGGTCACCCCGAAGCCGGGAAACTCGGACGCCGCCGCCTCGCACAGCGCGAAGGCCGCCGCCATCGGCACTGCCCGCGTTTCCGGCGCCACCATCGCCGTCATCGCGACGGCATGGGCCTGGGACAGGACGGCGAGTTCGGCTCGGGTCATGTCCCGCCCCCCGCGCCCGGAACGACCGCCAGCTCGCCGCCGCAGGCCGCATAGCCCGCCATGTCCACCCAGTTGTCAAGATGCCCGGGATTGCCCCAGCCCCGCACGGTTTTCAGGTCGATCAGCAGGATCGCCACCTGCGCCGGGGTGACCGGCACCCCAAGCCGAACCGACCAGATTGCCGCGATCTGCGCGAAAGAGGATTCCACCGCGCCATGCGTCGCGGCGCGGTCCCTGGTCACGGCCTCGCGGGCCTGGTCCAGGATGGCGGCGCGACCTGACGCGTTGCTGATGGATGCCGGTTCATCGGGTGGCGGGGACGACCCCTCCCCCCCGGTCCTAGGAATATAGTTGCGCTGCATCACGGCATCACCCACGCCGTGCGCGCCCTCTTCGCGGCCGCCTTCGAAACGGCGGCGATCGACACCCCACACGCCAGCGCCGCCGCTTTCCGGGACGGGTAGTGCGCACCGCGATACCAGCATGGCTTGCAAATCTGGCCACCGCCGCGGCGGACGACGATACCAATCTCGTCGACACGACCCTGATCCAGAGCGGTGGCAATCGTATTAGGGTGAACGCCGAACGCCTTGGCGGCGGACCTCTGACTGGGGTAGACGACACCCCGGATGCGGACTGGACACCTCATGCTGCCTCCGCCGACGCCGCGATCAACCGGCGCAGTGCATCCCGCGCCCGGGTCGCCTGGGGCACCGACCGATCCAGCGCGGCATGGGCCCGCTCGATCACCTTGAACGGGTTCTGCGCCTCCAATGCCCGGACCAGTATGCGCTGGTTGCGCACACCCGAGGCGGCGACCGCGTTGATCCAGGGCTGCAGGACGAAATCGGTATAGCAGACCGACCGCTGCAATCCCGGCACCGCCTTCAGCGCCGCCAGCCCGGCGGTGATCGCCCAGTCGTTTCCGCCCTCGACCACGCGGCGGATCAGGCCCAGGCAGAAGACCTCACCCGGTTCTTTGAGGCTCGCGGTCTTATTGTAGGGCATGAGGCGGCACCCCCCCCCCGGAGACGGCGGCATCGGCCCGGACGGCCCAGTCCTCGCGCGCCGACAGCGCGGCCTTGTAGATGTGGAACAGCGTGACCCGGATGGTCTGGCTGTTCACCCATGCGAAAGCGCGGCTTTGCTCCTCGACCCCCACCGAGACGACCATCGCCGGAACCTCGGCGATCCCGCACAGCGCGGCGGCATGGCTGCGATGCTGCCCGTCGATCACCGCGAACAACCCGCCCTGGATCGGCGCGACCAGCACCGGGGCGAACCGGCTCCACTGGAAATTCGCGGCGATCCGCTCGATCGACTTCCAGTTCCCCGGCCCCAGCGGACGCTGATAGGCCTCGTCGATCACCAGCCGGTCCAGCGGCAACCATTGCAGCATCGGCGCGGGGCCGGGTTCTGGCACAAAGGTCGCGCGACCATCGACATGGATACCGCGATGCGTCATGCCACACCCCCGGGTGCCCCGGCACCGGGACAACCACATCCAAGGCGCCGGGGCGGACAGGCAGGACGGCCCACCGGAGTGCTGTTCGTCGCGGCCAGGGTGCCCCTGCCACTTGTCAGTTCATCGGTTTGGGTCCGTGTGGGGCGGCCGGAACCGCCGGTCGCGGATCGGCCGCTGTCGCGCGGCAGATGGGGGGAAGGGAGAAAGCCCCAGCGGCATTCACCGCTGGGGAGGTTGCCACGCACAGTGAAGGGTGGCCGGGCAGAACCGGGCGCGGCGGGGGCAAGGGAGGAGGAGATGCCACCGCCGCTGTTCCCGCGCGGGAGGATATGCGCGGAGAGGAATGGGGTGAGGCTCATGACACCACCCAGGCGACCAGCGCCCCGATCAGGATCACGACGCCCAGCAGGATCAGCAGGACCGCGCGGAACACGTCGCCCTCGGTCGGGCGCGGCTCGGGGTGGATGCGGAACCGGGCGGGGATGGTCGGACCATCGTCGAAACTGTCATCAGGGCGCCGGGTCATTGCATCCCCCGCATCAGCGCCACGACCAGGCACAGCCCGCCGACAACGGCGAACACGCCCCACAGGAACCCCCGGTGCCAACCGGCCCGGGCAAGATGCCGGTCCCAGCTCGGATCAAATCCGTTTGACGGCGGCGAGGGCCGCAGGCTGGGCAGCTTCTCGGCCTTCCGGCGCGAGGTGAAAACCGGCATCACGTCGACAGGATCGTCGGGCAGGTCGGGGGGCACGGGTCGGGTCATGCTCTGACCCCACATCTTGCGAAGTTGGCAGATGGCGTTTCAGGGTCAAACTGCGGAGGATTGGCAGCCATGTAGGCGCGCAACTTCTCTGCCGTACGCACCGAGCAGGTTGCACCGGATTTCCACTTTGCCCATGTCGTGCCGCTGTGTCCGGTCGCAGCCTGAACTACGGTCGCAGGAAGAATCCGGCGGGCCGAAGCATAGGTTTCGATCTCTTGCATGAGTTGATCCATGCGCCACAGAGTAGGTTTTTATTCCTACTTTCGTCAAGCTGTCACATAGGTTTTTTATCCGATTGTGCTAAAGCATTGATAGTAGGACAAATTTCCTATGCTTAGCTTTGTAGACATCCTTGAAAAGCGTATCGAAGCTGACCCTAGCCTGACCGCCGCAGGTCTGGCGAAGCGGGCCGGTCTGGACAACAGCACGATCCGAACAATGATCAGGGACCGGCGCAGCCCTCGCATCGATACTGCGCTGAAGATATGTCAGGCCCTGGGTGAAACGGTCGAAAGCTTCATGTCGCAATCTCGCGATCCAGTAACGTCTGAGCGCGGATCGCCCAGAGCCCTGTCAGAGAATACAGCGGCACCTGTTCAACCCGGAACTCAGCATAGATTCCGCTAGTCGGGCATCGCGCGGGCACAGCGCCCTTGCCGCTTCAGGGCAAGGGCGCATCCAAAGCATCGTGATCTCAACGGCCAGCCACAGATTCGAACCGCCAGATGACAGATTCAATAGTTCTACTTTCCGATATCGCGTCCACATTTGCCTTGTCGGATCGGCAAAACAGCGATACACACCGGTAGCAGCTGATTCAAATTGCAGGACCCCAGATATGGAACACTTTGCGGCCGTTCAAAGCATCATCAGGGCGGGCCTCGCAGGTGACCGGGAGGCA